CTTTCAAAATCTTGTGGTCTTGCACTTAAATTATATCCAGCCATAATTCCTTCACGTGTATTGTATTTACCCGGAGCCGCTACTATCTGTCCTATATCATTCAATCTAATACCTGAGCCCAACATTTCATTTTCCATAATGCCTCTTCTTCCTACAGGTAGAAGACTTCCTATAGCACTCATAATTCCTCTGCCTGGCATTATACTTTCTAAAAATTTTTGTGTTCCTGATTTATCTAATTGACTCATTGTATTTGGATTATCTATATCATAAAATGCTGATGGATTGGCTTCTCTAAGAGGCCTTGTATTGTATTGTGCAGAAGTTCTTATATTAGGATCATCTGGATCTATCATGTATGGATTAAAAGCTCCTCCACCTTCTTTTATTATATTAGTAGGTAAAGCAGCAATACCTTCAGCTTGTTGTACAGGAATGATTGGATTAATATTACCAGTATTAATACCTGATATATCAGGTAAACCTTGATTTAGATAATCAATCATACTTTGTGGTAGTCCGTATGTATTATCGTATATTGCCATTATCTACGTCCATCTGGTTTTGCATCTACTCTAAGTGTTCCATATCTCCAAGTTTCACCTGTAGAGTCGTTTTCTATTTTAATTGCAACAAGTCTTGCTCTTGCTCTAGTATCTACTTTATCAGTAGAAGAAGTTATTGTAAAGGGACCAAGTGAAGAACTTGTAGCTGTACCACTTGGATAATTATTCAATAACAAGGTAACTTTTGAATTACCCGTTAATATTTTAAAATCAGGGATAAATCTTTTAACTGACATGATAAATTCACCATCTCCTCTAAAATCTGCAAGCCCTGTTGAACCGCCTAAAGCACTTCTTCTAGCACTAATATCAAAATCTCCTGATTGAATAAATGCATCAATAGAAGTCGTGCCTGAGCTATTAACTTGATCCGTTCCTACTTCATGAGCGTAATAAGTTGATGCTCCATTTATGTTAGTTACTCCTTTTATGTCAAAAGAAGGAGTTGCAGTTGTACTGTATTCAGTTGCATAAGGTAAGTCATAAACACCTTGATCTACATAAGTAGATCTATTTAAAGAAGAAGTAGTCCAAACGTTTTCTCCATAATTATAAGTTACACATCTATCGTTTTGAATTGAACTATCTTTTGGATAAAACCAATTTATTTCATTATATAAAGTATTGTGTTCTGCATAAACTACTTCTGCTGCATCATAATTAATTCCTAAGTTATCTCCATTTGTTGTAAATACAAAGTCTTCTACTAAACAAGGTATAGCTTTTACAGTACCATCAAACATAAAAAAACCACCTTCTGCTGACATCCAGAAAACAATACCATTCGAGTAAGCTAAACCATTTTGTGAAATTAAACCACAGTTTGTACCTACCTGTCTAACTGAAAATGTAAATGGTGGACCAATATATTGAATAACATAAGCTGAACTATCTGTCACTACTAAGGTATAGTCTTTACCAGAAACAGCACCAATAATAGCGTTACCTTTATCTAATCTAAAAGTTCCTGCAGTGTTAGTTGCTGTTGGTTGATATGTGTTAAAATCTTCTTGGTTTGAAAATCTAATAAACATTGGATCTTGTGTTGATGTGTTGCCAATAGTTGTTTCTGTTCCAAAATGAAATACGTGTCTATCTCTATCTGATACTTGAGTTAGTCTTGTTGCAGTAGGTGCATTAGCCATAACTGCTGCTCTAATATCTCTTGCTCCACCAGTTCCTGAATTCCAAGTAAATGTTTTACCGTTGTGTACAGTAGCAATTAATATTTGTCCAAAGTTATCAAGTGACCAGTTTCCTGGATCCAGAATCGTAGATGAAGTTAATGAAGGTTGTCCCCACCCAGTGTAGTATTCAACTGACGCTCCTGAACTATGTGCTGATCTGGTTCCTAACACTGAAACATTTCTTGTAATACCTGTTAAATCATTTGATGAAATACCTGTATATGAAATAAATTCAGCTCCAACTTTAATTACTCCAGTTGTTGGAAAACCAGAAGTAGAAGTTAAAGTAACACTTGTTCCAGATCCACCTGTACCATTTGCATCATCTAATAATGCACCATTCAATGTACTTGTAACTCCTGAAGCACCGGCCCATGTAGATGTACCCCAACCAAAACCTGCGGTTTGAATTGTAGGTCCAACAAATATATAAGGATCAATTTGTGCTGAACCTGTTGCTGTACTAGCACCAGCTGAGTTTGTAGGCATTGTAATTTGAAAAGTATTTTGCTGTGCATTTAAAACTTCAAATGTACTATCTGTAAAATCAGCCACTGAGTAACCAGAACTTGTTGGAACAGTTACACTTGAAAATGTTACGTATCTACCATTAGATAAATTGTGAGAAGCTTTGTTTACAGTTACAGTTGCTGATCCAGAAGTAACTGTAAAAGTTGCTCCAGCTATTCCTGTATCTAACGGAGTAATGTCATAAAGTTTATCAGAATAATAAACAAACAAACCTGATGATGTTCCTATTGCTACATATTTTTCACCTTCAACAGAAGTAAAAGCATGTTGCGCTCTAGCTGCTCCAGGTAAAGTTTGATTAGTAGTTGTTAACTGTTGCCAACCACCTATTTTTTCAGGTAATCCATATCTAAATCTTACAAAGTCTCCATCTACCCATTGCGATTCAGCTCCTGAGTCTGTAACTTGTTTATTAAAACCTGGTTTAAAATTAAGTTTTTGTAACATAATTATTTTGCCGTTGTAGGCACTCCTTCTGAAGTTACAAATGGATTTTCTGCAAAAGCCATATACATATATGAAACTCCTGAAGCATTGTAATTTTCAGAAATTCCTCTTCTTTGTTTAAAACCATTACTTAAAAAATCAACGTTTCTATCAGTGCCTAAATTTGATGCATCGTTTTCATCATCATTTCTATTAGCGGCTAATATTTTATTATTAACATTTGATGGACTTCTTTTATTGTCCCACATCCCCCAATTAAAATATGTTCCACCTGAAGATATAGATTTAATCATAAGAAAAGCAGGTTTAAATCCTGTCCAAACAAATGTACCATTATCACTACCATTACCTATATAGGTACCACATTTTGAATAACCTTTTATATCGGTAAAACAATATGCAATATAATTATAAGCTTGACCTGAACTTAATTCATCACCTACACTAAAAACAGAACTAGTTGGTAATGTATTATTCCATACTGTATTATCTGTTGCAGCTGCTGCTGTTCCGTTTAAACGTAAACTTTGATTAGCAGCTAAACCATAATGCCATACTACCCAATCTCTACCATGTCCTCCACCAACTGTTGAGTAATTTCTATTTTTAACAAGTATTGCAGTAGGTGTTGCACCTAAACCATGTCCAATTGTTCTAGCAGCTGCTGCACCTGTATAAGATACAACACTAAAACCAGCTGCTGTATTAACAGAAACAGAACTGGTTATACTTCCATCACTGTTTGATGATGCACTGCCACCAGCTTTCCAATTCCATGATACGTAATTATTAGAATTTGAATTAGTTACGGAGTCAGAACCTAAACTAAAACCATCACTACTGAAAGCAGTTAACCCTGTAGAAGAAGTTTGTTCATATAAATCTGTACTACTTTGTACATATTTTGTTGCACCAGTTACTACATTATATAAGTTATGGTGTGCTGTAGCTCCTATATCTTTTAACCACACAAAGTCAGGTTGAAAATTAACTCCTGTAATAGATTGAGTAGAACCATTACCAGTGTATAGAACTGTATTAAAATACTCGTCTGGTTTATCTATTGTTGTGTAAGCCATTATCCAAACTCCGCTAAATTTTTTGTATTCAAAGCATAGTACCCTGAAGGGACAGCATATTCAAAGTTTCCGTAACCATTACCATCACTATTTCCTGATGCAATAGTTGCAGCTGAATTACCAAAATTAAAAAAGTCTTGTTGTAATGAACCGTTAGCTATACCAAAAGAAGGTACATAAATTTTTCCAGCACCTCCACTAAACAAAGTTCCTTGAGAAACTCCGTTTTTATATGCAACTAAAATACCATTGTCTGCGTCATAAGCAAAACTTAAAATATCATCGTCTGTGTATGTAGCACCATAAGAGCTAGTAGTTGAATCTATTTGTTTAAGTCCTTGATTTGAATACCAAGCAGTTCCTGTACCACCATTATAAGGATGTTGACCGTCTGTAAATATACCAAAGTTAGCTCCATTACCCATATTTGCTCCTACCTTTACTTCCCAATACCATTTTCCTGAAGACATTCTAAAAGTAGCTTCTCCTCCCCAGTTATTAGTTGTATTTCTATTTGTAGCAACTGTAGCTCCGTCTTCCCAATCAGAAGGTGCACCACTAGTAGGTACGTACAAAGGGTTTCCAGTGCACCAATTATTACTAGGTGCATCTGCTGCTTGATTAGTAGTAGCTAAATTAACTGAAGTCCAATCATTATTATTTCCAGATGTATCATTTCCTAAATCACTTGCAGTTTGAAACTCAAGATAAAAACCAGTGGTTCCAAAAGTTAATCCACTTATTTGTTTAGGTTTCCAGATTCCTGAATTTGTATCCGTTTCTCCAAAAGAGGAAGGAGTTAATTGTTCACCATCTATTAAAACAAATTCTGACATATAGCCATCAAAACCATGACTAGTATTAGTAGTATCCATAGCAATTCTATGTAAGCCAGCGTCTGTCATATCTCCAGTGTAGTTTTGAGTAGGATAAGTTTCTGTTGCAAACGAAGTAACTTGACTTCCATTTACATATATTTTAACTCTATCACTAGCTGTGCTTTGAGTAGTATCAACTGCAACAACTACATGATACCAAGCAGAGATATCTCTGAATACCGCATTGGTTATTAAATTACCTGCAGTAGTTCCACCAAACATATATTGAAGTTGATCAGTTCCACTAGCAGCAAATCTTAAAGCATCTTCTGTATTATTATCTGGATTATCTGCAGCTATTACATAAGCTTCTTCTCCAACGTTACTTCTTTTTAACCAAACAGAAATTGTATATTTAGTTCGCGTCCCTGCACTTGAAGGAGTTCGATGTAAATAATCTGGAGCAAGATCATCAAATCTAGCTGAGTTAAGTACTTCGTAAGACGAAGATCCGCTTTGATTTCCACCAGTGATTATAGCCATACTAAGCTACCTCCTCTGGCCACTCTCCTAAAGGTCTAGTAACGTTTCCATTACCGTCATCTGTATAAGTATATAATGTTTTTAATTCATCTATACTGGTTACTGCATCAATTGCAGTTTCCATTTCATCTGACTTAGTTCTAATTGATGTTCTAAAATTTGATATGTCTGTTGGTATTGAATACTCTGTAACTTCACTTGCTTTAATTACATACCAATCACTTGGTGCAAGTAATAAGTTTGCTTGTCTTTTAATAATTTCTTTTTTTTTATTTTTTTCTTCATCTAAATTTTTTTCAACAGCTGTTTGCCAAGATTCTGTTACTTGGTTATTTGCAAATACTATTGTTGAATTTGAGTTATTGTAATATTCTGGATCTTTATAGTTTGAATTATCTATAACTACTTCATATAAACCAATAGCTTCCCTTTCTTCTTTAGTCCATTTACTAAATATGTCAGAAGAATATTGCATATCATTAAATACAAATCCTCTTGAGTTATTAAAAGTTTTTACTATCTGTTCGTTTTCTACTAAAGCCCACATATTATTCCTAACTTAAAGTTAAATTTTGATTTCTACCAATCTCTAACCATTTACTTCCATTATATCTAAAAACAAATACATCGCCTTTACTTGCTGTAGAAGTTAATGTTGGAGCGGTGTCGTTTTTGAATTCATACGCAGCATTCCATGTTAGAGTTCTAGATCCTGTACCATCTTGAATTACTAGTAAAGAAACAAATTGACCTGCAACACCGTTAGTTGCTGCATTTATTGTTCTATTTCCAGCTAGTGTTACTTTTGCAACAGGTGCTGCTTGAGAGTCCCAAGAAATAGTAGATGCGTCTGTTAAAGTTTCTTCTGGATTATAAGCTGCATCATTAAATTTAACTTTACCTGTTCCATTTGTAGTAAAAGCAATATCTCCATTAGCACCATCTGCTAACGTTATATTACCTGCATTGGTACCATTGTTTGTATTTAAAATTAAATCACCAGTTCCTTGAGTTGTAAGAGTTGCATCTGCATTATTATCTCCTATTCGGACTGTATCAGAAACCAATCTAACTCTACCTGTTCCATCTGGAATTATATCAATATTTGCATTAGATGTTGAAACAATATCGTTT